GTTCCTAAAGATACAATTCCTAGAGGGGCAGAAGAGGAAAGAGTTTTTCAAGAAGTACCCGCCTAAAACTATATGGGTGTCTTCTAAACGGATAAAGTGTGCCACGAACGGAGAGTTTAAGGGCGGTCAGTCAATGATGGCGTTAGCGTGGTATGTCTGGGAAAAGGGATATAAAGGCGACACAGTTGTAAAATGGTTTAACTAAAGGGGAAGATATGACACGGGAAGAGGCCAAGAAGGAATTACGTTTTTTGAAGACATTGGATGTAGACATACGGGCAGCGGAACAGGAGATCGAGAGACTAATGACCGTTGCTACGAAAATGACGACTAATTATGACCCGGTGAACATTTCAGGAACACCGAGGAACAAGTTAGAGGATGTCATAATCAAAATGGATGCTTATAAAGCTAATCTGGATAAATATTTGCTGAATTATCTCGACAGGAAGAACGAGTGCTTGAATAAAGTGCAGAAAATCGAGATCGGGACTTTGAGAAGCATATTGATTTACTACTATTTCCAAAATAAGACTTTAGAGCAGACTGCGGAAGAGATCAATAAGTCGTATCAATGGACTTACGAATTATTCCAGGATGCTTTAGACGCTTACTGTGAAATTTCTTAAAAAATTTTCATTTACTTGATACTAATTGATAAAACTTCGGGTATATTATCTAAACTAGAAAAACAACAGGCATTTTACTTCTCCTTATCAATGGGCTGCTTCGGCGGCTCATTTGTATTTTATGGACTTAAAACCGAGTGAACTAAGGGAAAAAGAATACGATTACTGTAGGTCGCACCTCGAATACTTCGTAAAAGAATACGGGCATATCGAGGATAAAGATGCGGAGACTTTGGTGCAGCCGTTTGACTTGTGGCCGGATCAGGAGAAAGCACTTAAACAGTTCCGCGACAATAAATTAAATGTGATCCTTAAAGCAAGGCAGTTAGGTATAACATGGCTTGTTTTGCACTATGCGCTTTGGAAAATGATAAATCCGGGGCGCACAGTTATAGGGCTTTCAAGGACAGAAGACGAAGCGCAAGAGCTAGTTCGACGAATGTCAGTCATTCTCGACAATATGCGAGAGCTATTCGCCCCTAAAAACGATCAGCCGATAAACTGGGTGAACTCAACATGGGAAAACACCTCACTCATATTAACGATTCATTTCCCAGGACTTCCAGATTCTGTGTTCAAATGTTTCCCAAGTTCACCCAACGCGGCGAGATCATTTACTGCGGATTTGATTATTTTCGACGAATGGGCGTTCCAGCAGTTTGCCGAGGATATATGGAAAGCCGGTTTTCCGACCATAAATAGACCAAGTGGCGGTCAAGTAATCGGTTTATCGACTATTGAAAGGGGTTCGTTCTTTGAACAGGTATTTACGGACCCTGATAACGGCTTTAATAAGATTTTCATACCCTGGTATGCCGACCCACGAAGGGATGAAGAGTGGTACGAGAACACCAAACGAACGATGGGGGACATGATAACGCAAGAGTACCCCGCTACCATAGAGGAAGCTCTGACAGTCCCCGGTGGTTCGTTCTTCCCAGAGGTCAAAAGGGACACTCATGTAGTCAAAGAGGAATTAGAGGGCAAATTAACCCGGTATGTCGCTTTAGACTACGGTTTGGATATGTTATCAGCCCATTGGATTCAGGTCGATACCAAAGGAAACGCACAGGTTTACCGGGAATTTGACGCTCCCGACAAAACTATCGGTGCAGCTTGCGACATTTTACGGTCCATGTCCGGGGATGAAAAGATTCAATATTGGTTAGCCCCTTCCGATTTGTGGTCGAGAGATCAGGTAACGGGTAAATCCAGGGCGGTTATCTTTAGTGAAAATGGGATAAATCTAACAAAAACGTCAAGAGACTTTCAAGCTGGCTGTGCATCCATGAAAGAATGGCTGAAAGTCATTGATGAACACCCTAAATTGACGATTTTAGACGGTTGCGCGCCTAATTTGTACCGTTGTTTGCAGAAAATACAAAAAGACAAGAAACGGCCTAATGTTTATGCAAAAGACCCTCACGATCTGACCCATGATCCCGACAGTTTAAGGTCATTTTGTGTCTGGTGGGTTCGATCACCCGAAGCAGACTACGAGAAAATGGAAAAGAAATGGCACAACTCTATTTTAGAGGACATAGAGAACGCAAGTGCAGAAGATAGAGAGTATTTATTACAGAAATACGGTGAGCCGGTATGAGGTTTAAGACAATAATGGATAAGGTCAAGAAGACAATAGCACCGACAAAAGAAGACAAGAAGCGCGATAAATGGCGTTCTAAACTTGAAAATGCGCGGATTGCTTATGGTTCTACTTTGACAGAGATCAAAAAGAACCAGGGCATTTATGAAGGTACGAGAGAGGTAAACGGAAACCCTAATACAAACATAACACCTTCTAAATTAGCGATAAATGTACGGAATATTGCCTATGAATTGATTGAATCACAGGTCGATTCCTCTATCCCGATGCCGAAAGTAACAGCTATCCATGAAGGCGACGAGCATTTAGCGCGTTCCATTGAAAGGGCTTTGATAAATAAAGTCAAATTATTAAAACTTTCAATCCTCAACGATCAGATGGAGAGAACAGTACCCGTTCAGGGTGGGGATTTCTTTTTGGTCGAATGGGATAACGACATGGGATTCAGATCCAATTATGGCGATGTGAATGTCATAGAGATCAATCCCCGTCAGGTTATACCACAACCGGGCGTCTCAAACATAGAGGATATGGACTACATATTCATTCAGACGGCCCATACAAAACAGTTTGTAAAAAAAAAGTACGGTGTCGATGTTGAAGATGCTTCGGAAGAATATAAGGATATAAGGGGCGCAGAGGGCGATTCTAGCCTCGATACGGATATAGTCACGGTAAATACTGTCTACTACAAGAAAGACGGCAAAATAGGCCGATTTGTGTGGGTAGACGACTATACATTAGAGGACTTAGAGGACTATCAGGCAAGGATCACTCGGAAATGTAAGGAATGTGGATATCCGACCGAAGAGAAGGTCTGCCCGGAGTGTGGTTCAAAGAAATTTGAAGAGACCCCCGATGAAGTACAGGAAATACATATCCCTTATATGCAAGACGTCATAGACCCGAATACCGGGATGCCTTTATTTGACGAAATGGGAAATCCTATACAGGAACAGGCCGAGGAAATAATCGAGGTTGAATATTACAAACCCGGATGTTTCCCATTGATAGTCCGAAAGAATGTGTCAAAAACTAATTCCTTGTTAGGCTTTTCCGACGTAAAGGTTATCGAAGATCAACAGGATTTGATTAAGAAAGTCGGTTCAAAGGCCGCCGAAAAGACATTAAAAGGCGGTTCCATAGTCACTTTGCCTAGAAACGTAAAGGTTGAGACGACCGACAAGGAATTAAAGATCGCTCGTTTAGACGATCCCAACCAAAAAGCAATGATCGACGTTCTGAATATGCAAGTAAATATCCAACAGGATATGCAAATGATAAGCAAGGCATACGAAGACGCCAGATCAACTTTAGGTATTACAGATTCCTTCCAGGGTAAATACGACCCGTCTGCGGTATCGGGTACGGCTAAACAGTATTCGATAAATCAGGCGGCCGGGCGTTTGGAATCGAAAAGGGTTATGAAGAATGACGCATACGCGAAGCTCTATGAAATGATGTTCAAGTTCTGGCTGGCTTATGCCGATGATCCTTTACCTATAACGGGAAGTGGAATAAACGGCGAACAGGAATTTGATGTTTTGGATAAGACAGAATTTATCAAACAGGATGCTGCCGGGGAATATTACTGGAATGACGAGTTTATCTTTGAGACCGACCCTACGTCGACAATGATGGCTAATAGAGAGGCCATGTGGCAACAGATAGACATGAAACTTCAATCAGGAGCGTTCGGACAGTTAGGGTCATTGGAGACTATGAGGCTTTACTGGTCATTGATGGAGAAAAACCATTATCCTAATGCGGGTGATGTTTTAAGTCAGATAGAACAAATGTTGGCAGAACAACAGGAAATGATGCAACAGCAAATGATGCAAGGAGCGCCACAAAATGAAATGCCCCCTATGTAATGTCGAAACGAGAATAACGAGTACGAGGAATGTTGTCGAGCATGACGACACACCCGATGAAAAGACCGTTTTGTATGTAGTCCAGGATTTATCCTGTATGAATGAGAAATGTATCAACTACGGAAGAGTAGTTGAAACGGTCAAAACTGAAATACCGCTTGGCTAGAGAGAATCCGCAAGGGTTCTTTTTTAGTTAATAAACCGCACATCAATAGCGCAAAAATGAGAAAGGAAAACTAAATATGGAAAAAAAGAATCTTCTTGATCTCGACTTACAGTTATTTGCAGAAGACGAATACGAAGAAGCCGAGGAAATCACAGGCGAAGAAGAGTCGGAAGACGCCGAACCGACAGAAGAGGAGACCGAAGCCGAAGTGGAAGAAACAGGCGAAAATGCCGGAGACGCCGAGCCGGAGACACAGAGTGCCGAGGAAAACGCACGTTATGCCGCCATTAGACGAAGGGCAGAGGAAGACGCCAAAAAACGTTACGAGTCAGAAATGAGCGCCATGAATCAAAGAATAGCGGCCATGTGCAAAGGGGTAACGCATCCTGTTACTAATCAACCCATTTCAACGATGGAAGAGTACGTTGACGCTTTGAGCGCACAGCAGAGATTGGCGGCAGAAAAAGAGTTCCAGGAAAAGGGCCTTGATCCCGCGATAATCGACAGGATGATCGAAGAGAACCCCGTTGTTATGGAAGCCCGACAGGTTATCCATAGCGCAAGAGAACAAGAAGCGGGCGCGGCTTTACAGCGAGACTTAGCAGAAATCAGTAAATACGATCCGAGTATTAAGACAATACAGGACCTTGCTGAACTGCCTAACTTCCCGGATATGGTCGAGCGTGTGGAGAGAGGGGCTAATTTATTAGACGCTTATAAGATGGTCAACTTTGACAATTTTATAGCACACACGAACGAAGCGGCCAGACAACAGGCGATCAATCAGATGCGTGGTAAATCACATTTACCGTCACAGGGCAAGGGTGTAGATACCGCCAATGACGATGTAGAAGTACCCGCAGAGATCATGGCGTCTTGGAAAGCCGAAGGGAAAACAGAAAAACAGGTGCGCGAACTGTATAAATCGGTCGCGTCAAAACTTCATTTAACTTGAAAGAGAGGAATAAGATATGGCATTTGAGTTTCTTAGAAGCGAAAATAGCGCTTCACCTATCGAGAAAGAAATCGTTGCCACTAACGCAACGACCTAT